CTGCCTCATTCCATGTAAAAATCTTATCCTGCGGTAGGGAAGAATAGCGCATGATTTTTTTGTGCCGTACACCCTCTTTTTCATAAACATAATTTGCAATGAACATATCCAGCACGGTATCTCCGCCAGCAAGTTCACGCAATTTTTTTAAAATCTTCATATAGGCTTCGTAATCCACCCAGTCGTCACTGTCCACAACCTTGAAGAAAAGTCCTGTGGCATTGCGGATCCCGGCATTCACTGCCTCTCCGTGCCCTCCGTTTTCCTGATGGATTGCACGCACGATTCCCGGATATTTTCTCTCGTACTCGTCTGCGATCTCTGCGGTGCGGTCCTTTGATCCGTCATCCACGATCAAAATCTCAACATCATCCCCACCCGGAAGCAGAGACAGGATGCAGTGTTCCATATAATCCTGCGAATTATAAGATGGAATTGCAAATGTAAGTAACTTCATAATGCTAACCTTTCCTACTGATTCATAATGGCATCTGCCAGTTCCATGGCTTTTTTCGTCATGGCATCAATATTGTAATATTTGTATTCTGCAAGTCTGCCTAATAAATGGAACTTCGGAAATCCTGCTGTGAGTGCCCTGTATTTCTCGTAAAGCGCCTGATTTTCCTCATTTAAAATCGCATAGTAGGGAATCTCGCCCGCTGCGCCCGTATATGCAAATGGATATTCTTTTACAATTGTAGTTCCATCTGTATTTTTCTGTCCCGTCAGAAATTTAAACTCCGTAATGCGGGTGTAATCTTCGCTTACCGTGTAGTTTACCACGCTGTGTCCCTGATAAGACTCCTCATCATAATGCTCAAAATGGAAATCCAGCGAACGATACGGCAGTCTGCCGAATTTACAATCAAAAAGCTCATCCAGCGCTCCTGTGTAAATGACATCTCCCGCAAATGGTTTTCCCTCAAAAAGGATCTCATTCCCTGTAAACTTTAAGACATCCCTGCAGTCTGTATCCAGAACAACTTCTATGTTCTCATGATCTAACATATGCTCAAACATCGGTGTGAAGCCATCCTTTGGCACACCCTGATATTTGTCCTGAAAATAGCGGTTATCATAAGAGATCAGCACCGGCACTCTTCCTGTCACTTCCGGACTGATTTCTTCCGGCTTCTGTCCCCACTGTTTCATGGTATATTTCAAAAATACATTCTCATAGACATACTGTGCGATCTCGCGGATATCCGGATCATCATTCTCACGAAGTTTCATGATCGGCACACGGCTTCCCTCACCGTAAGCTTCGATCAGTTTTTTCTCCAGAAGATCTGCTTTTTCCTTCTCATAAACCATGTGCAGCGTATTTAAGTTAAATGGAACCGGGATCAGCTTGTCCCCCACTTTTGCTACCACTTCATGTCCGAAAGGATACCATTCCGTAAATCTCGATAGATATTCATAAACTTCTTCCAGGCCTGTATGGAAAATATGTGGACCATACTCATGGATTAAAATGCCATATTCATCCGGAACATCATAACAGTTTCCTCCAATATGACTTCGTCTCTCAATCACAAGAACTTTCTTTCCGGCTTCCTCTGCCAGTTTTCTGGCAAAGGCTGCCCCTGCAATTCCGGCTCCTATCACGATGCAATCGTACATCTTTTATTACCTCTGACTTTCCTTATTATAATTTCAACATTTTCCAACATTATTTACTGATCGTCTGCAATCCTGTATCCAGACTGCGAAACGGTTGTAGTACTTTCCTATTATACATATTTTATTATGACAAGCCAATTTATTTTTTCTTAATTATTTATTACAGCCTGAATTTTGAACATTTTGTTCATATTTTATTTACAAATTTCTCACAAAGCCATCATACGATAGACACAATTCAACTTTATACTCTAAGCATAAGTTAAGCCAACAAGAAAATTTTTCATAGAACTTTTTTTCATACCTGAGTAGATCAGGTTGCCTTGCTTAACCAGTAAGCAAGGTTCCTCCCAGAAAATAGTGAAGCATTTCACTTTCCATACACAAACTTTTTCAAAATTGTCTGTCAAAAGCCAGGTCAGTGTAAGACCCCAGCAGCCTGCTCCCAATACCGTAAGTTTCATAAACTCTTCCTTTTATACTAGCAATACACTAATTATAAAATATTAAGATTCATTTGTAAAACTGTAATCTTTACTGTTTGAAACAGCCCGCTTTGCGTTAACGGGGATAAAAAACCTGAAAACAGACCCTTTGGACACAATGCTTTCAAAGCTGATATCACCGCCTAAAGACTCGATTATTTTTTTGCATGTATAAAGCCCTATGCCGGAGCCGTCTTTGTTTTCGGGGGTGGTGTTATCAGTCGGGCAAAACAATTCAAAAATATGCTTTTTGTGTTCTTCGCTTATTCCAATGCCTGTGTCTTTGATTTCGAAAAAATAATTTTCGCCTTCAAAATAAGACTTTACCTCTATATGCCCGCCTTTTTTGTTGAATTTGTATGCATTGCCCGCAAGGTTGTAAACCACCTGCCTGAAACGGAGCTTGTCGCAGACAATAAACCCTTTTTCAAGATTGATGTTAAGGGTTAGATTTTTCTCTGTAATTTTTTGGTTGAGTACGCAAAAAATTTCTTCTGTCACCTTTGCGGGTGAAAATTCTGTCAGCTCGAATCTGAAATCGGGGTTTTGTGACTTTGCGGTTTCAAGAGAGTATTTAATTATTTCATGCATGTGATTGCATGCAGATTTTATATTTTGCAAAAATTCCGTTTGTATTTACTGCATTGCTCAGCCAATCCAGCGTTTGTTGTTTTACCTTTCCCTGTTTTAGCCTTTTTCTTACTTCCTCCATTATTCCGCATATCCCTTTCGGGCTACCTGATGTGAATTGTGTCGCAAAGGTGCTTGTCATGTCTCTCTTGTCTGCAAGGTCATAGCCTTGGGTTCACAGCCAAATCTCCACCTTCTGCTTCACAGAGGTCGTATTTAGCCGTGAAACCTTGCATAAGGAGTCATGACACCTTTTGAGACGACATAATTAAATCAAGCCCGAAAGTAGTAGATGCTACAAGAGGGAAAAGAATAAATACATATAATCAAAGAGAAATGAAAGGATAATATTTCTACAAAATACGAATGTATTTAATTGTATATCTGCTTATTATATAAATCAGTTCATTTTCTTATACATTCTTGTAAAACTCCATTTATACCCTTATTTGAATTATTTTTGTTACTTGTTTTGATACTTATATCAAAGCTATTTTCTATCTTTGCATCAGGATATAAATAACTGAAGCATAATGGGTAGAAGAAAGCAGTCAAAAGTAGATAAAAGTCCGTTCAAGTTGCGTAGAAGAAAACTCTCGGACGGTCGTGAATCCCTTTTTATAGACCGTACTGTTGACGGCAAGCACGAATACGAGTTCCTTAAACTGTATCTTGTGCCGGAAACATCCGTCAAGGCGAAACGTGAGAACGCGAAGACACTCCGTCAGGCGGAGGAGATTATTCTCGCCAAGACCGAAGACATGGTTGATGACAAGGCGCGGGAGGAAGCGGCCAAAGACAAATCCAAAATGCCGCTGTCCGATTTTATAGACTTGCTGATGGAGGAATACAAGCAACGGGGGCAGCCTTCATATCGGCATTTAAGGGCATCACGTACCAAGTTCGAGAAGTTCTATCCCGGTGCAAGGCTTTGTGACATGGACAAGAAATTCTGTACCGATTATGCCGAGTGGCTGAAATCCGAGCCTCTCACTCCGCAGGGAAAGCCGCTTGCCCAAGCCACAGCCTGTTCCTGTTTCTGGATTCTCGGCATCATCCTGTCTGCGGCATGGCAGAGAGGATATATAAAGAACAATCCCTGGAAGTTGTTGAGTTTCCAAGAAAAGATAGCGAGACCGGAGAGCAAACGTGAGTTTCTGACCCTTGATGAAGTCCGCAAGCTGGAGAATACCCCTTATGTAAAGGAGAATATACGCATGGCATTCCTGTTTGCCTGCTATTGCGGGTTGCGTGTAGGTGACGTTACGAATTTGTGCTGGAAAGACATATCGGTCAACGGCGGACGGCACTTTGTATCGGTAGTAATGCAAAAAAACTCCAAACCCATATCGCTTCCGCTTCCTGCCAAAGCATTGTCGTGGCTTCCTGAGCGCAGAGAACCGGAGTCTTCCGTATTCTCGCTTCCGTCACATAGCGTCCTACGGAAGCATTTACAGAAATGGGCGGAACAGGCCGGACTGGGCAAACATCTTCATTTCCACCTGAGCCGCCATACCTATGGCACGATGCTGATAACCGCAGGGGTTGACCTTTATACCGCAAGCAAGATGATGGGACATGCCGATGTACGTCCCACACAAATCTACGCCAAAATCATAGACAAGAAAAAAGAGGAAGCGGTTTCATTGATAGATAAAGCATTTTAGATATGACAGCAAACAAGAAATCAAGCAAACTGAAAGAGCCTGTAAGAGTGCGCACCAAGAAACTTGCTGACGGCTCTGAATCGTACTACCTTGACATCTATGTCAACGGCAAACGGAGTTATGAGTTTCTGAAAATGTACCACTTGCCGGAAGTAAACGCAAGGGTCAGGGAGCAGAACCGCGCCACCCGTGAAGCAGTCGAGGCCATCAAGTCTCAACGTATCATCGAGATTACAAACTCCAAAGCCGGAATCAAGAGCAAATCAGCGTGGCAGAAACTCACGCTGGCGGACTGGCTGGAAAAATTCTATGCCATTCAGGAGCGCAAAGGAATCAAGCGTGTCGAGAAACTGGGAAGCATCATAAAAATCATCAACCAATATGGCAAAAGCACAAGGATGGGTGACATTGACAAGAAATGGGTACTCGGCTTCATTGACTGGATCCAGCACACTTATACAGGCAGGCATGGTAAACCGCTTGAACAGGGAACTGTCGTGTCTTACATTTCCCAACTCTCCATAGCCCTGAACGCCGCAGTCAGGGCAGAGTGGCTGGACGAGAATCCGTTCATGTTGTTGTCCGCTTCGGAGCGGGTCAAGAAGCCGGAGTCGAAACGCCAGTTCCTTACCATTGAGGAAGTGAAACTTCTTATCGCTACGGAATGCCGCAACAAGACTGTCAAGCAAGCCTACCTGTTCTCATGCTACTGCGGGCTGCGCCTGAGCGACATGGAAACTCTTTGCTGGAAAGATATTATTTGCAATGACGGCAGGTATATGATTGCCACCGTGCAGCAGAAGACATCTACGCCCATTTATACGCCGCTCTCGCAAAATGCCGTCAAGTGGCTGCCTGAACGAAAGCCTGATAATAATGATGAAACACTTGTGTTTGCAGAACTGCCATCACGACCCACAACCAACAAGATACTCAAACAATGGGTGGAAAAGGCGGGCATTGACAAGAAAATCACCTACCACACAAGCCGTCATACCTTCGGAACGATGATGATGACCGTTGGAGCCGACCTTTATACCACCTGCAAGCTGATGGGTCATGCCGATGTGCGCACAACGCAGATTTACGCCAAAATTGTCGACAGCAAGAAGATTGAAGCGGTGGATATGGTGGACAGGATGTTTGAGCGGGAAGAAGCCACAGATTAGAACAAGAGAATCTTGGATTCATCTAAAAATGAGATTGCTGTATTATTGTG